ACGATGCAGTACCTATTGCATATGGTGGTAATGGTAAGGCACCATCTAAATCCACTTTTAGTAATGATGGGTATGCTCAATGGTCTACATATGCCTTTAAGAATTGGGTAGACAACACCGCTAACTAATGCTATAATGAATTATGACTTTTTTATCCTGTCCTCCTGTGTACACACTACCAGGCACATGGACAAAATGTAATGCTATTGTACCTCATTACAATGCTAATCCAAACGTTACCTTTGGCATATCAATCCTAGTAATTTTAGTATTACTATCAGGGTATGGTATATACAAAGCATTTTTCAATAATGAAGGTCTTACTGATCAATGGGATGACCATGAGGACTAATGAACACACCAATTCATTACGATGGTGAGGTACTTCCTTTACCATGTTTCTTCGGAATAGATGATGAGTTGCACCATGGAGAATGGGCACTATGTAATTCATCATACTCTTTTGACAGTAAACCACCAGTTATGTGGGTTGGTCCTGAACAAAGTAGAGTCACATATAAAGACAACCTTTGTTGGGGAATGAGATGGGAACATGATAAGCAACAGTTCTTAGAAGCTGCTACTATCATTAAAATGAAAATTCAAAAGCATATCAAAAAAGATATTCGCTTATGTAAGATTCATGTTAATGGTCAAACCTTTGGTCAGATCTCTACCTTTCATAAAGATTTCAAACAAGATTGGGTATGGACTTTTGTTCTCTTTACCAATATGGAATGGAATCAAGAATGGGGTGGAGAATTTATATGCTATAATGATGATAAGTATTATCATTATCCATATGTACCTAATAGAGGAGTTCTAATTCCATCTAACTGGCAACATAGAGGAGTATCCCCTAACAACTCTACTGACAAATTAAGAACCACTATTGGTTTTTCATATGTACAGGCAGATAAGTGGGATGAATTAATAGATTCATTAGCATCTACAAGTAAAACTAAATCGAGATTTTTATCATGAACAAACGAGATCGTGTGAGAGCACAAGTAAAATCCAGATGGTACTATTCATTCTGGGGTGCAGCAACTGTAGCAGTAGTTGCAGGTCAAATCTATGTCGGTACATCTTATCGTGCTATGGCAAAGTCAATGAACAGATGGTTTGATACAGCAATAGAAGTATTGATTGATGATTACAGACCTAGAGGGATATATAAACCATTAACTCCCCCTCCTGCAGGAGATTTTAATGATTCTAATAACGGAATCGTATATCTATCTAAATGAAGTACACCACACCTCTACGTTATCCTGGCGGTAAGTCAAGAGCACTTAAATTCCTTAAAACACATCTACCTCCAATAGAACAGTATAGAGAACCGTTCTTAGGAGGTGGTTCTATGGCAATTTATGTTACTCAGACATACCCTAATACTGAAGTGTGGGTAAATGACCTCTATTATCCTCTGTATGCCTTCTGGGTGACCCTCAGAGACCACGGACAGCAGTTGTGTGATGATCTAAGGGAATTAAAGACAGAACTCGGTGAGAGTCCTGATGCACATAAGGAAGCATTTGAAAATGCTAAGGATAAATTAAAGAACGATCCTTATGAAGCAGGTTTTAATTTTTACGTAGCAAACAAATGTTCATTTAGTGGACTTACTGCTAATAGTTCTTTTAGTGAGCAAGCATCTAGGCAGAACTTTACCTTTAGAGGTATAGATAAACTTCCTGCATTAGGTGAATTGATTAGTAACTGGAGAATTACCAATGAAAATTATAGAGATATGCTTTGGGGTAAAGATGCATTTGTATTTTTAGATCCACCATATGCTATTAAAGATAATTTGTATGGTACTAAAGGAAACTTGCATAAACAATTTGATCATGAATTGTTTGCATATGAAGCGTGTGCTTCAGAACATAAATGTATGATAACATATAATTCAGAATTGTATATTAAAGATAGGTTTCCAAACTGGTATCAAAAGGATTGGGATCTAACCTATACTATGAGATCTACTAACACTTACACAGCAGATCAAAAGAAACGTAAAGAACTTCTCTTATTAAATTATGAAACACAATCACAGCTTGACGGACTATCTGAAGTCGATCAACGAGACAAAGCAGAACTTATTGGATAGTGATGATCCTAGTTGGGAGAAGGAATATCCTGCATGGGTAGTAACTAAATGTTTAGCATCTCATTTTGATTGCCTTGAGATGGCTAATGAAATGAACGTATACCATGACCTTCCTAATAAACTTCAATACGATTTTTATATAAATATCGTTAGGAAAAGAAAGCGATTTTCTCCTTGGGAGAAGAAAGTGAAGATTGAGGATCTTGAGACAATCAAAACGTACTATAATTATAGTACCGAAAAGGCACAAGCAATCCTTAAAATCCTAAATAAAGATCAAATTGAACATTTGAAATTGAAATTAAATCGTGGAGGAAAAAATAATGTCCCAAGCTGAAGTTCAGTGGACTCGTGATAGTATGGTGGAGGTCAAGCTTTCTCAACCAGATGATTTTCTAAAGGTAAGAGAGACCTTATCTAGGATAGGAGTTGCTTCTCGTAAAGAAAAGAAACTATATCAATCCTGTCATATTCTACACAAACAGGGTAAGTACTATATTGTACACTTTAAAGAGTTGTTTGCATTAGATGGTAAGACAGCAAACTTAACCCAGAATGATGTTCAACGTCGTAATCGTATTACTCAGTTACTATCTGATTGGGGTCTTATTAGTATTGTAGATGATGAAGCAATAGTAGATATTGCACCATTGAACCAAATCAAAGTGCTGGCTTACAAAGAGAAGGGTGAGTGGGAATTAGAATCGAAATATAATATAGGTAAAAAGAAAACGACACCTGCTCTTGTATAAATAGGGCAGATATCGTTGTATTATGGCAGATGTAAAGAAAGAGGAAAAGAAAGGTCCTCTAGGTAAACTTAAAGAAGTAGCAGAAGATAAGGAGGAACAACTTCAATACTTAGCTACACTCATAAGAGTGATAGTTCTTGTGTGGTCCGCAGGAATTTTGACTTTAAATTATGTTAAAATACCAGGTTACGAACGAGGAGAAAGAATTGATCCAACTTTCATAGCTTCGGTCTTCACAGGAACTCTGGCCACTTTCGGAGTCCAAACAGGAGGTAAGAAGAAAAAAGGTGATAGTGAACCTGGTAGTGCTAACATATCTAAAAAGGATATGGAGTTCCTTATTGCTAAAGCATCTGAAACTGCACCAGCTCAAACCATTAGGATTGAGTCAGCACCAGTAAAAATTGTACCAGATTCATCAAAATGAAGAACAAGTTGTCCTATGCAGAAGTAATGGAAGTTTACAAGCATCCGATGTCCGTTAGATACATTCCTCGGATTTTTGTAAGCGTAGTTGTATTTGCTATTACTCTCATAGCGACACCAGTTCTTGCTGATCATCTACCTGTGATGTATGTTCAAGTACCTCAGTGGGCAGATGATTGGGCAGTATGTGCTGTAGATATACCTGACGCTAAGTGTCATTGGTATGTTATGGCACCTGATAATACGTTTGGTGAAGGATTTGATTGGGAAAGTGCACCTTGGTTTGATGCAAACGGACTCGGTGATGTTGCACCAATGCAAGCAAAGACGGTTGTAGAAAAATTACAGGATAAAGGAACTTATGAACAAGTGGTTAACAATTAGTTTAGGTGCTGTTCTTGGCATCTCACATATTGGAATGATAGGATTACTTTCAAATCGAGAAAGTAAACTACCATCATTAGACATTCCAGTGGGCCCTTATACCTCATACCTAGCAGAAGTTAGTAAGGAAGGATATCGAATTAGTTACAAAGCAAATGATCCGAAGACGATGTATATTACTAAGGATATTAAGAAGAAAGGTGGTTTCTTAGGACTTGCAAATAATACTGAAAAGATAACAGAAGAATATACAATGGATGGTGCAGTTCATCATAAAAATGGATCAACCGAAACCACTGCTAGTAGTAAATCAGAAGCGTGTATCAAAGCAATCGGTGGAGCAGAAGGAACAGGAAGACTTGTTGGTTCTAGTGTTGGCACTGCTGCTGCTCCTGCTCTCTCTGGTATTCCTTTTGTTGGTTGGGTTGCTGCTGGTTGGGTAACAATGTTCTCTGGTAATCAAGGTGCAGAAATTGGTGGTAATATGGCAGAAAGTATGAGTAAAGATTGCTAACTTGCCAATATAAATTATTATGGTAGAATATAACTATGGAAACACATAGAAAAACTTTGCTGCATCTTATAAAAGAAAGAGCATATAAACACGGGCAGTTTACTTTATCATCTGGTAAAGAATCAGAGCATTATATTAACT